AATTGGGTAAGGTAGTTCCAGAACATCACGCTCGTAAAAATTACCTATAAATAAAATCACATAGGATTAAAGGCCACTTGACTTTTGTTGAGTGGTCTTTTATAATGTAAACATAGAAAATGTTAAATGTCTGTTAAATTAGTAATGCTTAAGTCAGGTGAGGATATCATCGCTGACGTAAAAGAAATTAAGTCCGTTGAACAAGAGGTCATTGGATACTTTTTTCATGATCCTTTGATTGTGAAAATGTATGAACCAGAAGAACCTACTGTTTTGAGTGAAGGCACTACGAATCAATATTCATCAAAAATAAATATTGTATTTTATCCTTGGATTCCTCTTTCTGCGGAGAAGAGAGTACCTTGTTCGGCCGACTGGGTAATAACAATTGTTGAACCAATAGAAAATTTAAAAAAACTTTATCAGGAGAAAATCGATGGAAGAGACAAAGGTAATCAAAGTCCTGTTGTTGTCTAATCAGGAGATAGTAGTATCAGAGATTGAAGAGATCGCTGCTGAGTTTGGAGATCCAAATTGTAAATTAACAAAACCTTACAAAATTGTAGAAGGTGATTTACATAAATGGATGGAGGATTATACTGAACAAAATGAGATAATGATTAGTTCTGACAAGATCACAACTCTTGTTACTCCTAGTCCTATGATTTTTGAAAAGTATTCCAAAGTGACTTCGTGAAATTTTACACCAACATACAGCTCATAGGTAATCAGTTTTTGATTCGTGGATATGAGAATGGAAAACACATCACACACCGAGAAGAATGGAAACCAACTTTATTTGTTCCATCTAAAAGAAAAACAAAATATAAAACCTTAGAAGGCGACTCTGTTGAACCAATTCAACCTGGCTTCGTGAAAGATTGTCGTGAGTTTTATAAGAAGTATGATGAAGTCGAGAACTTTAAAATATATGGCAATGACAGATATGTTTATCAATATATTTCAGAAAAATATCCAGAGGATCATATACAGTTTGATATTAAAAAGATTCGTCTTGTAACGATTGACATTGAGGTTGCTGCAGAGAGTGGTTTCCCTGATGTTGAGAATGTTGCAGAAGAATTATTACTGATTAGTTTACAGGATTATGCAACAAAGAAGGTTACAACTTTTGGTTCAAGACCTTTTGTAAACAAAGACCCAAATGTAACTTATATTTTATGTGATGATGAAGCTCATCTTCTTAGATCATTCTTAGCATACTGGAGAAAGAATCTACCAGAAGTAATTACTGGTTGGAACTCTCAAATGTATGACATACCATATCTTGCTGGTAGAATCAATCGTGTTCTTGGTGAGAAGTCCATGAAAGACTTATCGCCTTGGGGTCTTGTATCTCAGGATGAAGTTTATATTAGTGGTCGTAAGAATATCACATATGACATTGGTGGTGTTACTCAACTTGATTATCTTGATTTGTATAAGAGATTTACATATACAAACCAAGAGTCATATCGATTGGACTATATTGCTAATTATGAGTTGGGTGAGAAAAAACTTGATCATGATGAGTATGATACTTTCCGTGAGTTCTATACAAAAGATTGGGATAAGTTTGTTCGATACAATATTATTGACGTTCAACTTGTTGACAAACTTGAAGACAAGTTGAAATTGATTGAACTTGCGATTACAATGGCGTTTGATGCCAAAGTAAACTTTATTGACATTCATTACCAAGTAAGAATGTGGGATACTATCATTTACAATTATCTTAAGAAACAAAACATTGTCATACCACCAAAGAAAAGAACATCAAAATCAGAAAAATATGCAGGGGCGTACGTCAAAGAACCAAAGCCAGGAAAGTATGATTGGGTGGTTTCGTTTGACCTTAATAGTCTGTATCCTCATCTCATTATGCAATATAATATTTCCCCAGAGACCCTCAAGGATGACAGACACCCAACAGCTACGGTTGATCGAATACTTCAAGAAGAGATAGACTTTCAACTTCATAAAGATAGTGCGGTATGTGCCAACGGTGCAATGTATCGGACTGACATCCGTGGTTTTCTACCAGAGATCATGGAGAAGATATACACAGAAAGAACTGTGTATAAGAAAAAGATGCTTGCTGCAAAACAGAAGTATGAAGATACTAAAGATCCTAAACTTGTCAAAGATATCGCAACATTTAATAACATTCAGATGGCTCGTAAGATCCAACTGAACTCTGCTTATGGTGCGATTGGTAACGAATACTTTCGTTATTACAAACTTGAAAATGCAGAAGCAATTACTTTATCTGGTCAGGTTTCAATCCGTTGGATTGAAGATCGCATGAACAAGTATCTAAACAAAATTTTAAAAACGGAGAATGAAGATTATGTTATTGCTGTTGATACCGATTCTATCTATTTGCATCTGGGCCCTCTGGTCGAGGTTATATACAAAGAACGAGAGAAGACTACTGAAAGCGTTGTTGGGTTCCTTAATAAGATCTGTGAAATGGAATTTGAAAAGTATATTTCGAGTTCTTACGAAGCGTTGGCCTCGTACGTCAACGCTTACGAGCAGAAAATGTTTATGAAACGTGAGAACATTGCTGATCGTGGAATCTGGACTGCAAAGAAAAGATATATCTTGAATGTCTGGGATAGTGAAGGTGTTCGTTATGCAGAACCTAAACTCAAGATGATGGGTATTGAAGCAGTTAAATCTTCAACGCCTGCACCTTGTCGTCAAATGATTAAAGATGTTCTCAAATTAATCATGACAAAAACCGAAGATGATGTGATTGACTTCATCGAAAAATGTAGAGCAAAGTTCAGATCATTACCACCAGAGGAGATATCATTTCCAAGAACTGTGAGTAATGTGAAGAAGTATAAAAGTGTCAATGCGATCTATGAAAAGGGAACACCGATTCATGCTCGTGGCGCCCTTCTTTTCAATCATTATGTAAGAAAGAATCAACTTACCCAAAAGTATTCTTTAATTAATAATGGTGAGAAGATTAAATTTTGTTATCTTAAGAGACCAAATCCAATCCAAGAGAATGTAATATCATTCATTCAACAATTTCCAGAGGAACTTAACCTTGACAAATATATAGATTATGATCTACAATTTGAGAAGTCGTTCCTTGAACCTCTTAAGATTATTCTCGATTCAATTGGATGGGAGTCTGAGAGAAGAGTAAACCTAGAATCATTTTTTGTATAATGGACTTACCTATTGATGATAAAGAACTGGACTTGCTTGTCTGGATGTCTGGATACACTGGTGCAGAAAAACTTCATAAGAAATTGAAGTTAGTAAAAGAAGTTAGAGATGAGAACCCTGGCGGGCCTTATAAAAAAATACTTCGTGAAAAACATGGGATGGTAATTTAATGGACTTTTTAAAAGAGATAGTAAAAGAGATCGGAGATGAATATACGCAGATTGCGTCAGATATTGATGAAACTGAAAGATTCATTGACACAGGATCTTTCATTTTCAATGGACTCATTAGTGGGTCTATTTTTGGCGGGGTTAGCAGCAATCGTATTACTGCCATTGCTGGTGAGTCGAGCACTGGTAAAACTTATTTCTCGCTTGCTGTTGTCAAGAACTTTCTGGACACTAACCCTGATGGGTATTGTCTCTATTTTGACACTGAAGCAGCCGTCAATAAAGGATTACTGGAGTCTCGTGGAATTGATACGACACGGTTGGTTGTTGTAAATGTTGTAACAATTGAAGAGTTTCGTAGTAAGGCACTGAAGGCCGTAGATATATACTTAAAAACAGACGAGGGTGATCGTAAACCTTGTATGTTCGTATTGGATTCTCTTGGTATGTTATCCACAGAAAAAGAGATTCGTGATGCGTTAGATGATAAACAAGTAAGAGATATGACCAAATCTCAACTTGTAAAGGGTGCATTTAGAATGCTTACATTGAAACTTGGTCAAGCAAATATTCCCTTAATAGTCACCAATCATACCTATGATGTTATCGGTTCTTACTTCCCTACAAAAGAAATGGGAGGAGGCAGCGGACTTAAGTACGCAGCTAGTACAATCATCTATCTCAGTCGCAAAAAAGAGAAGGATGGTAAGGAAGTCGTTGGAAATATTATCAAAGCAAAGACTCATAAATCACGTTTGAGTAAAGAGAACAAAGAAGTTGAGATTAGACTTTACTACGATGAACGTGGATTGGACAGATACTATGGTCTCTTAGAACTTGGAGAGATAGGTGGTCTTTGGAAAAATGTTGCTGGTAGGTATGAGATCAATGGCAAGAAAGTATATGGTAAACAGATACTTGCTAACCCAGATGAATACTTTACACCAGAGGTGATGCAAAAATTAGAAGATACTGCTAATGAAGAATTTAGTTATGGGGAATGACTACATCGAAACCTACGATGATGTTTTCTCCACATCTTTATGTTCAGAGTTAATCAAATTAGTTGAAGAAAAAAATGAAAGAATTGAAAACGAACATCGACCTAATTTTTATCAAAGGAATATAGGTAACATGCCAGAGTATTCTGGTATGTATAAAAAGTTTTCTGAACTTGGAATGAATTATCTAAAGGAGTTGGGATACTCTGATGATTTACTGCCGAGTAAATATGGATTTGAAGAACTTCGTATTAAAAAATACGATGTTGGAGATTCATTTAATAAACATGTTGATGTTGCAGATTATAAATCTGCACGAAGATGGATTGCCTTTTTGGTATATTTGAACGATAATTTCAGTGGTGGAGAAACTGAGTTCTATCCACATCAACAAGTAATTCATCCTAAGACTGGTAGAGTTTTAGTTTTCCCTTGTGTATGGACTTATCCTCATGCAGGCTTACCAATTAAAAATGGTACAAAGTATATTTTGACTACATATTTTCATTATATTTAAATGGATCGTATTGAAAAAGTTATCCTAAGAAATCTAGTTTATAACGAAGAGTATCTCAGAAAAGTATTACCTTTTATTGAACCAGATTATTTCAATGAAAGGAATGAGAGAGTTGTATTTGAACATATTACTAAATATGCTGCAGAGTACAATAGTTTGATAACGAAAGAAGTACTCCAGATTGAGATTGAAGACAGGCGTGATATCACACAAGATGAGGCCAAGAATATATACGGAACGATAAATGAACTGGAAGATATTGAATGCGATTTTGAATGGTTGAGTGACACAACAGAGAAATGGTGTCGAGACCGTGCTATCTATCTTGCTTTAATGGAGTCAATTAAAATAGCAGATGGACAAGATGATAAACAAAATCGAGATGCAATACCAACTATCTTATCAGATGCATTATCAGTTTCCTTTAATCGTAATGTAGGTCACGATTACTTAGAAGACTATGAAGAACGATACGAACTCTACAACAAAAAAGAAAGTCGAATTCAATTCGACCTTGAATACTTTAATAAGATTACGAAAGGAGGTCTACCAAACAAGACGCTCAATATCGCACTTGCAGGCACTGGTGTCGGTAAATCTTTGTTTATGTGTCATCATGCTAGTGCTGTTCTTTTAGAAGGTAAAAATGTTTTATATATAACTCTTGAGATGTCAGAGGAGAAGATTGCAGAACGTATAGATGCAAATCTTTTAAATGTAAATATACAAGAGATCACCGATTTACCAAAACCAATCTTTGAAGGCAAGGTGACAAACCTTGCAAAGAAGACTCAAGGGTCACTTATTATCAAAGAATATCCTACTGCATCTGCACACTCAGGTCACTTCAAGGCCTTACTTAATGAATTAGCCTTGAAAAAGTCTTTCAAACCTGATATAATATTCATAGATTACTTAAATATATGTGCATCGTCACGTTACAGGGCTGGATCAAATGTTAACTCGTATTCCTATATTAAGGCGATTGCTGAAGAGCTCAGGGGTCTTGCAGTTGAAGCTAATGTTCCTATCGTCTCCGCTACTCAGACGACTCGCTCTGGCTATGGTAGTAGTGATGTCGATCTTACTGACACAAGTGAGTCCTTTGGTCTTCCAGCCACTGCTGATCTTATGTTTGCTCTTATATCTACTGAGGAACTCGAAGCGTTGGGGCAGATAATGGTCAAACAATTAAAGAACAGATACAATGATCCGACTTACAATCGAAGATTTGTGATTGGAGTTGATCGAACCAAGATGAGACTATATGACTGTGAACAACAAGCACAGGATGATTTGCTTGACAGTGGACAAGAAGTAGAGTATAATGATGAGGGTAATAAAGTTACCAAAAAATTTGCTGAGTTTAAGTTTTAAAAATGTCTGGAGATTACAACACTCACAACC